CCTTTTTATTCCCGAAATGTTCCCGAGATATTCCCGTTTTATTCCCTCCATAATCCGTAAACCGCGATAAAATAGTACCATCGGCAAGAAGGATGCAGAAAGCCCCTCCCGGCGAAATTCTTGAGGAGGGGCTTTTCATATGTCGGCATGGAGTTCCTATTGCATACCGAGTTCCGACCTGAGTGCATCGGAAAGTACCTGGGAAAAGTTTATCCCTGCCTTATCTGCGGCTGTTGCGAGGTAGGAGGGAATGGTGAGATTCTTGCGAACCGTTTTATTCCGAAGGGGGAGCATCCAGGCTTCGACGATCACGATTTCCTCGCCAGGATCTTTCTCGATTTTCCGGATGTCAGAAGCCTTGGGGATCTCTCTCTTAAGATCCTCAAGAGTGGCGAGGTGTCCCCGCAAGGCATCCTGGGCCATAAGCAACGCTTCTTCCTGGTTTTCTGCACAGGTCAGGCATCCGGGGAGATCCGGGAAGGATACCGAGATCCCTCCGTCTTCTTCGTATGTGAAGATGGCGGGGAAAATATAACGATCGGGCTTTTTCGTTCTTGCCATTGTAAACACCGCCTTTTTTTGTCTGTTGAAGCTGGCTGCCCCTCTTTTCAGAGGAGCCCCGCCAGCTTTCGTATTTTTTGTTCCGTGCCTTTTTTCAGGTCTTTTCTGGGGTGTGGTACCGTGATGATTTCGTCTCTTTCCGAGTGTTTGAAGTGGTGGTGCGATCCTTCTATTCGTTCCAATTCCCACCCTGCCTTCCTTAGCGCCTTGATCAAATCCCTTGAGCTGCCGATATCATCACCCCCCTTGTTGATGCTATTGTACTATGCGCACATTATGCGTGTCAATTAAAGGTGTCGAAAAAAATAGGTTCACAAGGTATAACAGAAAGCCCCTCGGCGGAAAATTCCGCTGAGGGGCATCGTTTTTGAGATGAAAGGAGTGCCGTGTTCGAAACGAAAAGAAATGTGATTTTGCACGGGAACAGCCTCGAGCTTTTGAAGGGTTTCCCGGAAAACATGGTGGATGCAGTTATCACGGATCCTCCCTATTGCAGTGGAGGTAATAGTGCGGCGGCGAGACAAAAAGCACCGGAGGAAAAATATGTGCAGGCGGGAACGAAACTGAGCCGCCCAACCTTTGCGGGAGATGTTCGGGATCAGCGTTCCTGGGGATATTGGTGCTGCCTTTGGATTTCGGAATGTTTACGCGTTTTGAAACCCGGGGGATATTTCCTCATGTTTTCGGATTGGAGGCAGTTACCCAAAGCCAGCGATGTATTGCAGGCCGGGGGCATTACCTGGCGTGGGGTGGTGGCGTGGGATAAAACGGAAGCCGCTCGGCCTCCCCACACGGGATACTTCCGGCACCAGTGCGAATACATTCTTTGGGGGAGCAAAGGGAATTTGCCGAAAAATGCACTTGGCCCCTTCCCGGGATGTTTCCGCTTTCCCGTGAAGCAAAAGGATAAGTTCCATATGACGGGCAAACCCACACTTCTGATGCGGGAATTGGTGAAGATCGTTCCCCTGGGAAGTCTCATTCTGGACCCTTTCGCGGGTTCCGGCACCACGTGCGTTGCCGCCGGATTGGAAGGGCGGAATTTCATCGGTATCGAAATGGAGCCGCTCTATGCGGAGATTGCTCGGAAACGGCTGGAAGATCCCGTGGAACAGGCCTCGATTCAGTAGCCCCGGATAGGGGTTTTTTGTATGTCGAAGGGAGGGGTGGAATGGAATCGGTGGATCCCATACGCGACCGGAGGCAGGTGGCGGAAATGTCCCGGTATCTGCGGCGATGGAACGAAAAATACTATCTTCTCTTCGAGTTCGGCATACATACGGGGTTGCGGATTTCGGACCTCCAGCGCCTCACCTTCGGACACATCATCGACGAATATGCCTCGGGACGGCGCAGATGGGCCGAGCGTGTGCGTATCCGGGAGAAGAAAACCATGAAGACCAATCGGGAGAGAAGCATCCTTATCCGGGGAACGGAACTCGAAAACGTTATCCGGGGTTGCCTTTCTCCCATTACCGCCTGGGATCTTTCGTCCCCGCTCTTTCCCTCTCGCTACATGAGCGATGAGGGCATTCGTGCCCTGGGGGAATGGCAGGTACGGCATGTGCTGAAGCGGGCTGCCGAAGCTTGCGGCGTACCCGGAAGAATAGGCACACATACACTGCGCAAGACCTTTGGCCACCATTACTACAAAGAGACCAAGGACGTGGCCACCCTGCAAAGTTTATTTGCCCACAGCTCCCCAAGCATAACCCTGCGGTACATCGGCATCACCCAGGATGATCACGATACAGCGTACAAGAAGGTGCGGTTTTCGACGCAAAAGGCCTCTTCCTTTTGACAGGGGGGTGCTCGAAAAGAGGGGTTTTTTGACATAAAAGACGATTAAGAAAAACGTTCTTTTTGATTGATTCTGTCATTCACCGGCGAAAGGGCTTTTTCGTTAATAAAGGCCTCTCAACGGTGAAGGCAAAACGCTGTTCAAGTTTTGCGGTCACTGGCTTTAATGGGGGTTCCACGTTATCACGGACAATGTACGTTATACGTGATAGGTACACAATCCTTTAGTGTGGTAGAAGAGCCCTTGTGACAAGCCTTTTCGTGAAATTGTATAGAATTTTATAGGTTCTTCTGGGAGCCAAAAGCGTGGGGGCGAACGACACCGCGGCTTTGACATAGGTGCGAACTGGTTCAGGGGGTGTTCGCTTCGCCTGTCACTTCCATTTTGTAAACTTTTATGGTGTGGCGGTTTAGCTCTTGGGAGGGGGGTTTTTGATGGCTGACGACCTGCCGGTATATTCGGTTCCCGAGGGCAGTGCCGAAGATCTTGCAGATCTCCTGGGAGTAACGTCGCGACAAATCCGGGAGATGGCCAAGAAAGGGTTTTTAGTAAAGATTCGCAGAGGGGTATACGACCTTCGGGAGTCCGTGAAAGCCTATTATGACCAGAGGCAGGGGAAAGCTCCTTCCTCCAACGTGGTGGAAAACGGCGATCCCCTTGCTCGTTCCGTCTCCTCGTCGGAGCTTGCGGACCTTCTGGGCATCTCTCCCCGGTGGGTGCAGAAACTTACCGTTGACGGAACTCTTAAAAAGAATGCGGAAGATCGGTACGGGCTTGCGGAAGCCGTGCAGGGGTACTGCGAATATCTTCGGGGAGCCACGAAAAGCAACCAGGGGGATCTGGATGCGGAAACCCTGCGGCTTACCCGGGCGAAGGCGGACAAAGCGGAAATCTCCGTGGAAATGCTGCTCGGCGAGACCGTGCGTATCGAAGCGGTAGGCCAGATGTGGGGGGATCTCGTTACGGTCTTTCGTAGCAGGATGCTGGGATTGCCGAACAAGATGGCGGCCATTCTCGCCCTCAAGGAGGATCCCGCGGAAATCCGGAACCTGATTATGGAGGAGGTGAGGGATGCCCTTGAGGATCTTGCGAGGTTCGACCCGGAAGACGTCGTTGAAAGAGCTTTGCCGGAAGATCCTGAAGATGACGAATCCCCCTCCGAAACTGACGGTATCGGAATGGGCGGATAGCAACCGGCAGCTATCCAGCGAATATGCTTCGGAACCGGGGAGATGGAAAACGAGCCGGGCACCCTTTCAGCGGGAGCTCATGGATTGCACCGCGGACCCCGGATTGCGGCGGGTGTCCGTGATGGCGGCGGCCCAGGTGGGAAAAACGGAACTCGAAATGAATGTCTTCGGACGCTTCGTTACCGTGGATCCCTGCCCAATGCTCTGGACATGGCCCACGGAGGATCTTGCGGAAGCGTTTTCGAAGGAGCGACTTGCCCCCACCATACAGAGCACCCCGGTTCTTCGGGATCGAGTGCGGGAGGCAAAATCCCGAACCTCGGGAAACACCATCCTCAACAAGAAATTTCCCGGGGGATACCTCGCTCTCGTGGGGGCCAACGCTCCCAAGAAGCTCGCTTCCCGCCCGGTGCGGGTATTGCTGATGGACGAAATCGACGGCTATCCCGCCAGCGCGGGCACCGAGGGAGATCCCCGGAAGATAGCGGAAAAACGGGTATCCACCTTTTGGAACAGCCTCATCATTCAGGTGTCCACCCCCACCATAAAGGATCTCTCGCCCATAGAAAGCGAATACGAAAAAGGGAGTATGGAGCGGTGGCACTGGAAGTGCCCCGGCTGCGGCGAATATGTGGAGCCGAAATGGGATTTGCTCATTTTCCGGAATCGGGAAACGGATCCCGTATTACGCTGTGCCCGTTGCGGCAAGGAATACGGAGAAACGGTATGGAAATCCGCTCCGGGAAAATGGATAGCCCTTCATCCGGAAAAGCGGCGGCATCGATCCTTTCACCTTACGGGGCTTGTCTCTCCCTGGGTAACCTGGGTGGAGTTGGTGGAAGAATTCCTGGAGGCCAAGGAAAGCGGGGGCATCCAGGCCATGCAGGTGTTTTACAACACCCGGCTCGCCCTGACCTGGGATGAAGGGGGCTCTACGGTAGAGTCCTCCATGCTGGAACGCCGGAGAGGCGTGTACGGCGAAGGGCTTCCTCTCGGCGTGCTGGTGCTCACCGTGGGAGTGGACGTGCAGGACGATCGGCTGGAAGCGGAAGTGGTGGGCTGGGGCGTGGGCTTCGAAAGCTGGGGAATCGAATACAAGGTCTTTATGGGGGATCCCGCCAAGGATCTTCATGTCTGGACACAGTTGGACGAATTCCTGAAAAAAGCCTGGGCTCGGGCGGACGGTGTAAAGCTCGGAATTTCCTGTACCTGCGTTGATTCCGGAGGCCACTGCACCTCCCAGGTGTACCGATTTACGAAACTCCGGCAACAGCGGCGCATCTTCGCCATCAAGGGGCGTGGGGGACCGGGGGTTCCTCAGATAGGAAAGCCTACCCGGGCGGGGCGTGAAAAGGCAGTTCTCTTCACTTTGGGGGTGGATGCCCTGAAAACGCTTCTCTATGCCCGGCTGCGAGTAGAGGATGAAGGCCCCGATTACTGTCACTGGCCCCGGGGAGGGGAAACCGGATATGACGGAACCTACTTCGATGGCCTCACTTCGGAGCGGAAGGTTATCAAAATGAGCCCCAAGGGGCGCAAGGTGGAATGGGTAAAAAAATCCCAGAAAGCCCGGAACGAGCCCCTGGATTGCCGGGTATACGCCACGGCGGCCATAGGGATATTGAACCCGGATCTGAAACGCCTGGCGGAAACCGGACCAGGCAGGGGAGCACCGCGAAAGCGCAGGGTTTTGAGTAAGGGGGTATCCGCATGACCAAGGCGGAACGATTGGAAGAAGCAAAAAGGCACCTCTGCGCCTGGATGGAGGCGGAACTCAAGGTTGCAGAAGGGCAGGAATTCAGCATGGGAAGCCGCAAACTTGCCATGCCGGATCTACCCTACATCGTGGAACGCATAGGCTACTGGCGGCGGGAAGTATCGAAACTTGAGGGAGGAGGCAGGCGGATATTCCACGTAATTCCGCGCGATCTGTGACATGAGAAAACTTGTGGATGACCTGGTGGAAACCCTCTCCCCTGGCATGGCCCTCCGTCGCCGAGAGGCGAGAATGAAGCTGGAAGCTCTGGATAGCATCTCCGGCGGTGGATACGGCAAGCACGGAGCCTCCCGGAAAAAGCGGAGCATGTTCCGCTGGCAATCCGGAGGAGGAGACCCGGACGGCGATATAACCGACAATCTAGAAACCCTCCGGGAACGTTCCCGGGATCTCTACATGGGGGGCGGCCTGGCGGCGGGGGCCATAAAGACCGTGAGGGCCAATGTAGTGGGGCCGGGGCTCAAGCTGAACGCTCAGATAGATTCGGAATACCTGGGCTTTTCGGATGAAGAGGCCAGAAGATGGGAGCGGCAAACCGAACGAGAGTTCTCCCTGTGGGCGGAATCTCCCCTGTGCGATGCCGCAAGAATCTGCGACTTCTACGGGCTACAGCGGCTGGCCTTTCTCTCCTTTCTTATGAACGGGGATGTTTTTGTTCCCCTCATCATGCAGGAGTCTTCCCGCCTGCCCTACGCCCTGCGGGTGCGTCTGCTGGAGGGTGATGTGGTCTGTAACCCGGAAAATATCCCTCCGGATAGGGATATTCGGGGAGGGGTGGAAGTGGATGAAAACGGCGCCCCCCTGGCGTATTGGATTTGCAAAGCCCACCCCAAAAGCACCACCTCCACATCAAGCGCCATCCGGAGGCGCTATCAGTGGGAACGGTGGCCAGCCTACGGCGAACGCTCCGGAAGGCGGAACATCCTGCATCTCATGGATCCCGAGAGAATAAACCAGAGGCGGGGAACCCCCTTTCTGGCTCCGGTGATCGAAGACCTGAAACAGATTGCCCGGTATACCGATGCGGAACTCATGGCCGCTGTGGTGAACGGATTTCTCACGGTCTTTATCACCTCTGAAAAGCCCGAAGGAATGGAAAGCTTCTTAGGCGAAGGAGCCCCCGTGGACGATCCCCAGGCTATGGAGTTAGGAACAGGCACCGTCTTGAGTCTGGAACCGGGGGAAAAAGTGCAGACCGTGGATTCCAAAAGGCCCACCGTGGCCTTCGATAGTTTTGTAACCGCCATGAGCCGCCAGATAGGGGCGGCCCTGGGGCTTCCCTACGAGGTGCTGATAAAGCACTTTACCGCCAGCTACTCCGCCTCTCGGGGGGCTCTGCTGGAGGCGTGGAAGTTCTTCAAGATGTGGCGATATTGGTTCGCCGGAAGCTTTTGCAGCCCCATCTATGAAGCCTGGCTGGAAGAAGCGGTGGCCTCGGGAAGGATCTGGGCCCCCGGGTTTTTCGACGATCCCATGACACGAAAGGCCTACTGTGGAGCCGTATGGCACGGCCCATCTCAGGGGCAGTTGAACCCCATGCAGGAAGTAAATGCCGCCACCGAGAGAGTAAACCAGGGCTTCTCCACCAGAAGCCACGAAACGGCGGAACTCACCGGAGGAGACTGGGAGCGAAACCACCGCCAAAGAGTGGCGGAAGAAAAAGCACGAAGAGAAGGAGGGCTTGCTGGGGCCGGTGGGGAGTAGGGGTTTTCTTTTTTGCTTTATAAGTCCCGCTGGAAGAGGTACAATAGGTATGTGGAGTAAAAAATAAAAGGTACTAGGAGGTGGCAAAGATGAGCAGGAAAGTTCTTGAGAAAACGGAACAACAAAGAAAAACCAAAAAAGAAGAGACTATCTCCAAATTTTGCGGGAAATACAAGGGTTTCCTCACTCGTAGTGACACCTTTCTGGAAGAGAAAAAGGAGCAGACTGAGCAGTGGTGATTATCCTTTCTGAAAAACAGCATATTTAGCCACCACCCTTCGGGGTAGGTGGCTTTTTTGGTGATCCCTCTTGACGTGCTATAATTCATTCAGGAGGTGGTACCTGTGAGAAAATTCATATTTGTAGGAGCTTTCCTTACTGGCTTGTTGGTCATAGTTTCTTTCTCAGGGATAGCGAGTGCGAAAGAATGGTATGAAGGCGGCACTTTGCACGGCGCAACGGCGGCCCAATGGCAAGAAGCTTCCCATGAGAACAAACTTGCAACGTGCGCTGATTGGCTTGCATTTTTGTATTCGAACAATAAGCTAGCCCTTTCAGTGACCAACATGGACGAGCTTAAGCCATATGCGCAAGAATTAACAGTTTGCTTAGACACTTCTCTTGAAGGACTTACTTCAGAGGAGGTGGGAAATAATGGTGCTGTAGAACTTTCCCTGATGTGTGTTGCTTTGATGGGTTGGTTGAAATGAAAATCTAGTGGCAATCCTTCTCCGTGCTATACTCTTATACTTTCAGCTTTACAGCAATGCGAGAGTGTGGTAGACTTTTCCCGGAGGTGGTGCCATGACAAGCAGTGTCGGCGAAAGGAAAACGTTCACAACGACGATTCGTGCGGATATCCAGAAACGGTTCAGAATGGCTTGTGTCCAAAAAGAGATGCGAATGAATGACATCCTTGAGGTTTTGATGGAGGGATATGCTTCAGATCAGATGGTGGAGCAATATGTAGCAAGCGAGCTGAAAAGAAAAAGCGGCAACAAATAAGTAACCCCGAATAGCTGCCTATCTTGGCGGAGAAACAGCTAAACGGGGCCAGAGAAAGGATTGCTCCTCTCATGTGGTAATTATACCATACGAGAGGCTTCCTTTGGCATGGCTGAAAGGAGGTCTTTTTTCATGCCCGAAGAAAGACAAGAGAGATACGGAAAGGGGCACCCCTACAATAACCTGC